CTGGCCCACACGGCCTCGGTGGCGTCCGAGCGGGTGGCCTTACGGCGGCCGACCGTCGTGAGGATCCCGATCTCCTTCAGCTCTGTGAGCCGAGGGGCGACGTAGTTGCGGTTGAAGTACGGGATCCGGCCGGCTGCGACGAGCTCCTCAGTGATCTCGCTGGCCGTGAGCTCACGGTTGCCGAGGGTCTCGAGGATCAGGCGGCAGCGGGCGGCCCGCTTGGGGAGTACGGCGTCATAGCTGCGGCGCCGGGTCTCTTTGGTTGTCTGGTTCATGTGTTTCCTCCTTTCCGGCCAGCTCGACGCTGTCGACTGGCGCGTCCTTGACTTCAGGCGTCGGCGCTTCGTTGCCCCACACGTCCCATCCCGGGGCGGCTTCTCGGGCAAAAAGCTCGATGCGGGGTAGGTCTCCCATCAGCTCGACGATCTTGTCGCGCACTTCGGCAGGCTTTTGACTATGCCTGCGCAGCGGCGAGAACACGAGCTGACCGACGCCGGCGCTGATGCGCTTCGGCTTGCCTTTGATGGCGATCAGGCAGGGCTCGGTATTGCCTCGAGTCCAGCGGCCGAGGCCGAAAAAGTAGCCGTTTCCGCTGCGGTTCTGCTTGATCCACTGGAAGGCGATCGACTTGTATTTGAAGCCCCACGCCTCGATCAGGTCGAGGGCCTCCTGCATCTTCGGGTATGTGGCCCACATAAAGAGCACACAGTCGTCAGCAGCTATACCCCCCCCGCAGGGTTGACGGGGAGCTGCTTCAGCTCGTTGATGCTCATGGTCGCGTACTGCGCGGCAGCCGCGCCCGAGCATCCGCTGTCGCTGTAACTCCACGGCGGGTCGGCGTAGATGATGCTGTATTTCTTATCCGGGAACGGGATCACGTTGTTGCCTCCTTTCCGAGCACTTCCGACTCGATGCCGTGCAGGAACTTGATGAAGCCGGCCGTCGCCGGTACTTCGTAGCGGGAGAGCTCTGCGTGCGTCATGTACTTGCGGCCGTAGATCTCGGCCATGTCGCGCCAGACGGGCCACGGCACGCGGTAGAAGTCCGTCAGGCTCACGGAGACGAGCACGAAGGCGATGGCGCCGAGCTTGTGATGGGCCTCGAGGTCGTCCTGCTGCTCTTGAGTGAGCCGGCGCTGCTCGATGCGCTCGTCGTCGGTGTGCTTGGCCTCGAAGTAGATGCTCCGGCCGCCCTTCAGGGTGCCGCCATAGTCCGGCTGGGCCTGCTTGGTATAGCAGGCGAGGAACTGGCCCTTGCGGTTCTTGGCGCCGAGGGGCTTCATGGGCTCCGGCGTCTTTTCGATCTTGGCGAGGCCGCGGCTGAGGTAGTAGTCGCACGAGGCCGAGATGATATTCTCGAAGTAGCCGCCGGCGACTCTGGCCTGCTTGCCGCGGATCTGCGCCATCATGTGTTTTTCGGCTGCGTAGGGCGTCGGGTCGTTGTAGCCCTCCGCGTTCTTTCTCGGGTCGTACTTCGTCACGGCGTTCAGCCTCCGATCTCGATGTGGATGCCCGGATCGGAGATCAGGCGGTCGGCGAGCGTGAGGATGGTGGCACCGTCGAGGTGGACGTGGATGGAGCCGCCGCGGGCAGGCAGGTGGATCGTCACGCTGCCGATGTTGGGATCGTCCTCCTCGCCGCTTTCGGGCTCCTCGTCAGGCTTCAGCTCGCTGATGGCCTCGAAGCCGTTGCGGACGGGGATGCCGTGCGCCTTGGCGAGCTCGATCTCCGCGGCCATACCGGCCGAAGGGTGGTCAATACCGAAGGCCCACAGCTCGGAGCAGCCGAGCACCAGCTCGCTGCCGATCTTCAGGGCCAGCTCACGCTCCTCGGGGACGTTGTCGTCCATGAACTGCGTGAGATAGATGTGCGGGGTGACGGGGATGACGCCCTTCTCCACAGCCGCGCGGCTGTACTCCTTGGCGCGCTGGATGTTGTTCTCGTAGTCCCCGCGGCACGGGGAGCAGATGTAAACCTTTTTCATGTTGTTGTGTCCTCCTTCTGGTTCAGGGCTTTCGCCCATCGTTGTTTGTACTCGGCCGGCGGCTGCTTTGACGGAAAAAGAGAGAGCTGCACGGGCTTGGTGGCGTATCGTTCCTTGTTCCATCGGGGCTTTCCGGCTTTTGCGGCCTCCAGCGTCCAGCCCGCAGCCCTGAGACTCGTCCCGGGCTCGCTCTGGAGGATGAAGGTGATGATTTTGGCGTAGCCTTCCCGCTTTGCGCGTCTGGCGCAGGCTGCGTAAAGCGCCGAGCAGGCGTTCCGCGTGCCGTCCGTGCAGAGTCGTGTTACTTCGAGGGTGCTGCCGTTGTCGAGGTAGCGGCCGGTCGGCCTGCCGACGATTGCGACGCCGCAGAGGCGTCCGTCTTTGTAGGCTGCGAGGCTCCACTTGTGGCCGACGACTTTGCCGTGGTGCCTGTGCAGCTCCTCGACGTAGGCGTTGGCCTCTCTGAGCGTAGTCTCGCGGATCTCGATCACCTGCTGCGCCAGCTCTGGCCTGTGAGGGTGATGCCCCTGCACATTTCCATGAGCCGGTCGATGGTGGCCCGGGCCGTCATGCTGTCGTGGCTTTCTCGCGGCGTCATGCGGTCGATCAGGGCCTCGGTGTCGTAGTTGGTGGTCACTATGGTCGGCAGGTATGCCTCATAGCGGCCGTTGATGATGTTGTAGACCGTGGAGATCGCCCACTCGGTCGGCGGCTCCTTGCCGATGTCGTCGATCACGAGGAGTGGGACGGTCTTGTAGATCTTCAGGACGTCGCTCTCGCTGCCGCCGGTCGTGGAGTAGGTGCGCTTGATGCGCTCCAGCAGGTCGATCATCGTCATGCAGATGACCGGCTTGCCTTGCGCGATCAGGTGGTTGGCGATGGCAGCGGCGAGGTGGGTCTTGCCAGTGCCCGGCGGGCCCGCGATAAACAGACCGTTGCGGCCGGGTTCCTGACGGCCGGGCTGCGGCAGCATGGCGTCGAAGCCTTCGGCATAGCGTCGGGCGGCTGCCGCTGCTCGCTTGTTGTCGTCGGTGAGCTGGAAGGTGGAGAAGGTGCGCCGCAGGAAACGGTCGCCCATGCCTGACTCGCCGACGATGCGCTTGATGCGATCCCGCATTTTCTTCTCCTCCTCAGCCTTAGCGGCTGCGGCCTCAGCAGCTTCGCGCTCTGCCTTCGCCTTCTCATAGGCAGCCACAGCCTCGGGACAGGTGCATCGCTCGGCTCCGTAGGGAGGCCAGAGGATGCGGTTGCCGAGCGGGATGCCCTTGTGGTAGCGCAGGGCGCCGCAGAACTCGCAGGGGACGGGCTCAGGGACTCCGGGACGGCCGGCGAGGCGCTCGTCGTTGCTCCAGATCCAGTTACCGGCGTCACTCGTCGTCGGCCGGCTTGAAGCCCTTGCCCCAGTCTCGGCCGGAGCTGTCGGGCTGTTCAGGATCTCGCTGATTTTCTGCACCTTCGTTCACCTCCTCATTGTCCCAGTAGCCGCCGTTGAGCCATGTGCTCGGGTTCGGTATGTAGCGTCCGTTCTCCCGGCGCCACTGGTCGCTCCGCTTCTGAGCGTCGACCGCCTGCATGATCCTCTCGTGGAGCTCAGCGGTGGGCTTGATCTTGTTCCACGCCTTCAGAGCGTACTGCTTGCCGGTCTTTTTCGGGTAGGCTTTCCAGAACTCGAGAAATCTGGCCTCGACGAGCGACTTCGTGCCGCCGTCACTCCCCTCGTCAGAGGGGGAAGGGGGTGTATTACCTTCTCTTGTCTTATCTTCTCTACTCTGGTCTACTCTGCCTCCGGCTTTCTTGCGGCTGTTTGCCGGTCGTCCTGCGGTCGGCGTTTGGTCGTCCGGCGAGGCGTCGGCAGACGCCGCAGCAGCGGCCCGGCGACTGCGGGAGCGCTCTTTCTCGGCTTGCCGCTGGTCGATCAGCTTGCCGGCGTACTCGTACCAGTCATGGATCTCGAGCGTCCCGTCCTCTTTTTCGTCGATCCAGCCCGCCCGGATCAGCGTTTTCGCCAGCTTTTCGGGGTCTCCGTCCCACTGAGCGGCCCGCGAGATCATGCGCGGCGTGATGTCGACGAGGCTGCCGGTCGGGGCGTTGTCGAGGGCCCACAGCCAGAACGAGACGAGCAGCCCCATCATGTGCGGCGGCTCGACTTCGAGCTGGTCAGCAGCGTCGAACAGTTTGCGGTGATCCTTGAGTGTCTGATGCACTTGCAGCCATGCCACGGTCGTCACCTCCTTCCTGTGGTCGTTTGTTTGTGGCCTGCTTTTGGTCGTCTGCCGGTCGTCCGGCGGTCATGTTAAAATGGAAGGTCGCCATTGTCCTCGATCTCCGCGAAGTCGCCGGAGCCCTCAGAATAGCCCGGATCGGCGAAGTCGCTGCCAGAGCTCTGGCCGCCGTCCTTCTTGCTGTCGCAGAAGTGGACGGAGTCGACCGTGATCTCGACGGCTTTGCGGCGGTTTCCGTCCCTGTCCTCGTAGCTGCGGCTCGTGAGCTCGCCCTCGACGAGGACGAGGCGGCCCTTGCTCAGGTACTTGCAGACGAACTCGGCCTGTGCGCGCCATGCGACGCACTCGATGAAGTTGGTGATCTTCTTGCCGTCCTTGGTCTTGCGGCCGGTGTCGCTGGCGAGGGTAAAGCTGGTGATCGCCGTGCCCTGCTGCGTGTACCTGAGCTCAGGGTCAGCGGTTAGACGGCCTTGGAGGCCGGTGTGGTTATACATTAGGCGTTTCCTCCTTGCTGGTTATGCTGTGCGGCCGCGTTGTCGAGGGACGTGCAGATCTCGTCGTACTCTTGGCGGGTCAGGGTGGCCGGATCCTGCTTTTTGTACTTCTCCACGATCCGGGTGTTGGTGCGCTCCTTGGTCATTCCTGCGGCCTCTGCCTTCTTGTAGAGGCGCGCGAGCTGCGCGTCGCTCAGACGGCCGGAGCCCTGCCCCTGACGGCCCTGTGCGGCCTGCTGGCGGCCTCCAGCGCCGGATCCTTTGCCCTGCGCGCCGAAGTCACTGTTGTCGGGGTCGTCCTCGCCTTGGTCGACGGTGAACTTCTCGAAAAGGTAGTATTTCAGGGCGTAGGTGTGGGCCGCGCCCTTGGCCTTGGCGGGGTCATCGTTCCAGCCGACGGCGTGGACGGTTGCCTCGATGGTCTCGTCGTCGTTGTCGAGGTTCAGCCAGCGGATCGTCAGGTCGGCCTCATAGAGGAACATGAGCTTGTCGCCGTTGCGGGTCTTGGTCTGCATGGTGATCCAGTAGACCGGGTCGCCGTTCTCGGCGTGGCGCGTGGCCTGCTCGCTGATGACGTCGAAGTCGACGCCGAGCTCGTTCATTATGGGGGTGATTTTCTCCCACACGTCGTAGATCTTGGCGTACTTGTAGCTGACGCCGTCGCTGTGCTGCTTCTTGACGATCTCCGGGCAGGCTTTCCGCATTTCGACGAGCTTCTGCCGGAGTGTCAGGCAGGCGGCTTCAGGAGGGGCCGCAGCAGCGGCCGCCCCGGGTTTCTTGGTTTCTGCCATGTCGGGGCCTCCTTACACGTCGACCG